ATCCTGTAAAACTTGGATGTCTTGATATGAATTTGCTTGAATCATTTAGTATAACAATACTACGTCAGTTGAACTGGACTTTGTTGCACATATAGGATACGTATGCCCTTTTATCAACCAAAACGCAACAACTGTGTCAGCAACTGTTAAATTAACACTAGCTGATGCGCCTGTCATATGAACCGCTCTACACGGGTCTTGGGCATTTCCTGTTGCTACGACTGCTTTGATATATGGGGAAACACTCTCCTGAGGAGTGTAATCCTGTATTCCTTTAGCCATGTTTTACTCCTTATTAATTAATCACAAATGCAAGTATACTCTAGGAAAACATCACCAGTTCCTATAGCTCTAGCTTCAAAAACTGTCATAGCCTGACCTACCTTTGGTATTACAAACACATCTTTATTATCTACCCCTAAGGTAGTTACTAAAGTAGCTGCTGCTGCTCCTCCTACGAATATCTCTATAGTATTATCAGAATTAGCGGCTACTGTCTTTGCGGCAGTTGTTTTTCCACTATTTCTTAATACAATAGCACCGGATGTTTTAGCAGAGACATCGTCACCTGCCGCTACAATTTGTGTTGCTGCTCCATAAGCAGCTCCTCCAGTCAACACTACACCAGCTATCGAATTGTAGGTTATGTCATTATCAGAAGCTACAGTCTGTAAATGAGAGCCTCCTGAGAAATAACCCGTTGGTAACTGGTCTTGTTTTAGTCCTACTGTAGTTGCTGGCTGGTCTGCAGATGCATCAATTTCCATGTAAGTCGAGACTGCTACGTCTACTCTTGCTTTTACATATGTTGCCATTTTTTACTCCTATTTAACTGCGAAAGGTCGCATTGTATTAGCAACGAAAACATTATTTTGATTGCTTTCGTTATCTGCCAATTTATTATAAAATTGATTCATAAAATACTCTTTTGCCTTTATATCTCCCTTGCGTTCTGCAAACTGAGCTTTAACATACTCTACCACAGCTAAAGACAACATTCTATTCAAATTGACATGACTACCTTCTTTTGGGGAAGTCACTTCAACTAAAGAAGCATCTGCTACAGTATCAGGGTCACCATTTACAAATGGCTTCACTAAAGCAGTATATTCTACTCTAAGACCATTAGTTATAGTTTCATCTGGATATATAAGTTCATCTCCACCTGAAGCACTAACTCTACCTTGAGAATCTACTACATTACGAGATGTTTTTCTTAAACGATATAAACGAAGAATTTTACCATGTCGTTTATAGAACCAATTTTTATGTGTATCATAACTCATTATGGACTCGTATCATCTATGACAACTGGGTCATCAATGAGTCTTCTTATGATTTTATATTTATTATCATCTTCAGTATCTAATATAGACACATTGTCAAGGGCTATTAATTCTGTTGGTAAGTTATAATCTCTTGTATTCTTTGTTATATCTTGTTTATCATTCTTTAACACTATTTCACTAGTACTTTGTATTCTAACAATAGCATCCTTTATAAACGCAATAGCTAGATTTGTTTCTCTAGAGTTAGCTCTTTCCATCATTTCTAAAACCGTCACGATGTAGCCCCTTGCTCTTGTCTTTGCGTTTGCTGTTGCTCAGGTGGTGCTGTTACTGCCCCACTAATAGCAGATAACTCTTGGACTGCTCTTTGATAATAATCTCTAGAACTTCCAAAAACTGCTTGACTCTTATTCATATATGTACCAGCTACTTGGATTCTAGTACCTGCTTCTTCAAGATAGCTTCTTGCTCCAGCTATATCTGCTTCATGTTTTGCAACCTTAGTTTGCACTAATGTAGTATACTTCCCTAACTTATTAGTAAAATCTTGAACATCCTTACCCATAACTTGTACTGCTTTATTAAGAGAAGTAGTATATTTACCTAATTGAGCATTAAAATCAGCATTAGCTTTTCCAACATCTGCTCCGTATATACCTACCTGAGCATTAATTCTTTGTACCTCTTTAGTTAATCCTGCGTTAAAATTAACAACATCAGAATTAACTCTCTGGACTTCCTTGCCAACCTCTTGCTGATACTTAGTCATATCACTATTAAACTTTTGCATTAATTTACTTAATTCAGCATTATAAATACCTACATCAGAATTTACTCTTTGAGTTTCTTTAGACAATTCTGCGTTGTATTTAGCAGTCTTAGATTGATGTTTCGCAGACTCACCTTGTAGTTCTGCTGTATATTTGTTAATTCCAGAACCAAATTCTTGCAATATTGTATTAAGTTCTGCTGTATACCTACCTACTGAAGCTTGAACCCTAGCACTCTCAGTTTGAACATCGGCATTATAAGATGTAATAAGGGCTTGATACTCCTGTACTGCCTTTTGGAATTCACTACTCCATATCTTTAATCCAGAATCAATTCTTGTTGTCTCTTTAGCTAACTCTGCTTGATATGCTTGTACATCTACACCTGCTTTGGCAGCTTCTTTCTCAAATTCTGCTCTATAAGCATTTAATTCTTCTCTATATCTAGATACTTCAGTTTCCATCTCTATCTGGTATCTCTTAATACCATTTTCAATCCTAGCAGTTTCTTTCTGTATTTCTAGACTATAATTTTCAGCCCTTGTTTTATGAACATTGACAGCTGCATCTAATTCCTTAGTATATTTAGTGGTTTCAGCTTCTATCCTTTTAGTCTCTCCCTCTAAGTCAGACACATAAATCTTAATATCTTGTTCACTCTTAGCTGTTAAAAATTGAAGTTCTGTTTGATATTTCTGTAATTCATTCTGTACTCTCACAGATTCCTTATTAACATCTTCTTTCAATCTTGTAAGTTCAGTATTAATTCTTGTTTTCTCTTTATCAAGTTCTAATCTATAAGCCTCAGCTTCAGCAGTTATTCTAGTTTGTTCTGCTTGTGACTCTAATTGGTATTTTTGCATTTGAGAATCAATTCTTTTAGACTCTTTATTAAAATCACCAGTATACTTTGATAGTTGAGCATTTATCCTACTTCCCTCTGCATCTATCTTAGCCTTATATCTGTCAGTATCTGTTCTAACACGAATTTGCTCATTTTGTGCATCAGTAGTATATAATTGTACTAAGCTCTGAAATCTTTGTGACTCTGTGCTTACTAAGTTTCTATGATTGTCAATAAGTTGAGTTTGCTTACCTATCTCTGTATTAGCTCTTTGAAGCTCAGCAGCCACACCAGATAAAGTAGAATTCACCATATCAGGGTCTTCATCTTCTAACCAAGTTATAACTGATAAAGATGTTTTAGCTTCAGAATCTCCACTCGTAACTCCATTTAACAATAAATCTTTGGCATTAGTTAATGCAGTATCTACATCTGAATGGTCTATGGAAAAGTAAGCATCATTAAATGTGGGTAATGTAGTGTTTAATTCAAATCCATCTGGAAAATCTACACCAGTTATATCAAAATCTTCTGGAAGAGCAGCTCCAACTGCTAAATCTGTAGGAAATACACTCTGTAATGTGAACGCAGAAGGCAGCAAAGCCTCAACCTTGACTGGTCCTGGAACTATTGTTGATAACTGAAATTCAGGTAAATCAGTATTCATTTCATTCTCCATACTATCTGGTAAATCCTTTGAAATACTAATAGGAGCTGGTGGAACACCACTAAACTCAAAGGTTGGAAAATCTACTGTAATATCCATATCAGAAGGAAAAGTAGCCTGAACATTTATAGACATTGGGAATTCCCTTGTCAAAACAAAATCCGCAGGTAAGTCCTTTGTTATATTGATTTCATCAGGAAATGCCTTTGCAAAAGCAAATGATGGGATGCTTTTTGTTACTTCAAATGCTTCAACATCAGTAGCAATGTCTGGCAAATCACCTAAAGTAGGCAAGTCTGTGCTTATTACTAAATCAGAAGGCAGAGAAGTCGTAATATCTATTGTCTCTGGTTCACTGATACCTGAAACATCTAAAGATGGTAATGTTGTAGAAACGCTTATTCCATTTGGAACTGCAGTTGTATAACTAAACTCTGATGGTAAGTCTTTTGTAACACTAAATGTAGGAAGGTCTTCAGATACAACAAGGTCTAAATCAATACTCGGAATAGATATAGCAACCTCATTAGTATCTTCTGTTAAATCCAAACTAGGTATATTAGACCTATATAATGCCAATAAACCAGTAATGGCAGTTGTGATTTCCTTTACTTCGTTCTCACAGCTAGTCCTATAACTACTTACAAGTCGTAAGCAATCAAGAGAAGCAGCATATAGAATAGCTATATTCTCGTATTCTACTAATATCCAACTATCATCATTCTCATCTATCACAGGTGGGGCAGAATAAACAACCACACCTTTATCTCCAGTTGTAGTTGATAGAGTAGTTTCAGTACCTCCTAAAGGAGTATATGTTTGGTCTCCTGAAGTAGCATTATAATCAGGGTCTGGTTTAATAAAAATCTTTCCTCCTAATTTGTAGTATTTAGGGAACATCTCTGTTGCAGTCAATAAACTGCCAGCCTCATCAAAGATATGTATACTTTTATCTGGTGCTTCTGAGCATACTCTCTTTTTGTCGCTATCATATCTATAAACAGCTAATATCTTATCATATGCTATAGCAGAGCCTGCTCCTAGATTGGTATTATCCGTATCATCAGTATCCCAACCATTTATCTCAGTCTCAGTGGCAACAGTCCATAGAAACTTCTCTGGAAGAGAAGATAGTATGAACTTAGCACCAGCATTAATATACTCTACTAGATGTCTAGCTTTAGTACCGTGACCGGTAATATTATTGACTTTTTCCCAAATCTTCATAAGAAAATAACACGGCTAGGCTCCAAACCGGAGAAAGGAGGGTTAAAAGCGGGAAGGAGCTTCGCCATGTATTTAGTTTAGATTACTTCCAAACTGCGTGTGATTCAGGCATTTGCCACTCGAATCCACATTCGGTAAGAATCATATCTACACGTTTGTCAATACCAGAATTTTCTAGTGATTGAACACCGGCATAGATAGCAGTATCACGATTAACGCCATTACCGACCAATGGACGGTATTTGACATTATTCAGATTAACTCCAAGGATACTTACTGCGGAACCATCAAGAGCAATACAACGAGAAACATTCATGTCCCCATAGACAGTACTAAAAGTAGTCATGTCTAGTCCGAGAACTTTCTTTCTTCCCGTAATAGCTAAGTCTGCTCTGATTTGTTCATCAAGTTGGAGGTTCTTCGAGAAGAATCCACCAATTTTATGTAACCAGTTGTAGACTTCAGTACTACAGAAGTAGACTGTTGCTCTAGATTGGTTATAACGAGGGTCAACATAACTTGACATATCATCAAGGAAGTCATCAATAGTCTTCGCAGTTGTCCAACTAAAGATGTTACCATACTTCAAGACATAATCAATTGCACCTTGAGTGTGACCTACACCAGCAGCATCTTCACCCTGCGCTCCGAAAAGCCCAGCATATTCAATTTCCCACTTGTGTTCAATCAACTTATCACGCCAAACACGCGCCCATTCATTGGGTTCGTATTTAAGTGCAGTTGCTCTTGCAGTATTAGTCATGCCAAATTCAGACCTAAAAATCTGAGTTTGTCCATAACCTGTACTGTATGGATTGTCTTTCCATGATTGCCCAAGTAATGAACTTCCTTCTTCATATGAAGTACCTGCTACTTGCACACGCATAGCTTCAAGATTACCAGAAGAGCCTTCGGCTCCTGAGATTTCCTTGTCGTATACTTGTGTTACAGGTTTGTTACTTGCATAAGAAGTAAGATAACCACTCGCAGCCCTAACAACCTCACCGGTTACCAGTTTACATTTCATTATACTCTCATCGACTTCACCAGCCTTATCGACTTCAGCTCCTACAGAAGTTACCTTCAGTAAGATATAGTCGCTAATAACAGTTGAGCCTTGAGCAGTCGCAGAAACATTGACTCTGAGAATTTGGTTAGGCATTAGGAATTCTGGAGCAGTTCCATCAGCGCCTACAGCAATCGCTCCGTTTGCTTGCTTGTAGACATTTTGTAAGTTACCAGCGGACGCATAATCAGTAGCCATATAGAGCTTCAAAGTATCTTGAAGCGCAATGGTGGTATCACCACCATATGCAGTCACGTGTGCATCAGCAAAGTTATCAGTAGAGCCAGCATGGATTGAACCAACTACATAACAGTAGCGTTTCATCCAAGATTGTCTCTTTTCTGTGAACTTAAACTGAGGGTCGTCTACTGGGGATTTTGACACTGCTGACACAAACCGGAAAAATGGGGTTTGGTCAATTGCAAGTTCAGCAAACCTCTCGGAGAAGTCATATCGTCTCCTGAGGTCACCAGTTGATAGACCTGACGCAGCTATAGCCTTACTAGATTCGGATAATGCAGAACTGGTAGCTAGTTTCAGAGGGGTACTCTGAGGATAGCTTGTATCAGCCATTTTATTTACCTTTTAGTTAAGGGTTATAGTCCTAGTTCAGAGACTCTTTCACCTACACCTAAAAGTTTATCGAATACTTGGTCATCAAGTGACTGTTCTTCTCTTGGTGCTGTACCCACAGATGCCAAGCTTTGAGGAGTTTTTCGTACATTCTTCATCTGGTCCATCACCTCAGTTCTCGTATTACTCGCAACATTATCAGCTGCTGATTCACGATTCTTGAGATAATATACATCATCTAAAGTAAGTTTACGATTCTTTGCAAAATCAACAAGGTCATCATAATCTCCATCAGATATCTCGTACTTTGAACGAAAACTTCGTTCTTCATTACGTTGTCTATCCTTAACTTGTTGGTCATTTGCAAATTGTCCTAATCTTCTCTGTACAACTCCGTCCACTGTGGCATTAAATAGTTTCGCACTATCAGAACTAGGATTGGTCACTGCGTCATCACTATCAAACACAAAGTCCTCATCTATTCCTAATCTACCTTTTAAGTCAGTAGGCGTTGAGCCTCCACCCTCAAAATAATCTTTCACATGAGAGATTAAATTAGGGTCTTCTTTCATCGCATCGAGAATAGGTAAATATGGTTCAAGGTCTCTTAACTGCTGGTTAAGCCGTTTAGCTTCCCTAGATGAATCACTATACCTCTTCTCTAAAGTAGCAACATTTTCGTTACTACTAACGGACTCTACAGGGTTCTCTTGTTGAGAAGTTGTCTGTGTTGTCTCTTCACTGATGGCACTCCCCATCACTTGTCTATCAAGCTGGTTAAAAAAATCATCAGATTGAGATTCAACAGCAACTGGGTCTTCCTGTGTAAGGTCTACACCACCAGAGTTATCAGTTATTATCTGTTGTTTACTCATTTTCACTCCTTTTTTGTGTTAACAATTTAATTTTATTTTCCTTTACTGTCAACTGCCTTTTTTTTGGATTCCTGAGCAGCCATTTTCATCACTTGTCTTGTCAATTTTTGTTCAGCTTCAGTCTCTAAATATTGTTTTTGAGCCTTTACATCACTTTCATTAATCTTCAATTTTATACCAGCCTGCACAATCTGTCTCTCAAGGGTTTCATTCTCTCCTTGAAGTTCTTTCATCTGGTCCTCCATCTGAGCAAGTTGATTTTGCATTTCAGTATATAGAGATTTTCTTTTTAAAAGTTGCTTTTTATTTCTTATATCAGTGACCTCAACCATTGCAATGTCATCAATCAACCCTCCTTCAAACCACTTGAAATACTCATCCTGCAAAGCCCATCTATTAATAGGCTGTGTAGAACCTGCAACTATCCTTACATCAAATCTAGCTGATTCATAATCGTTCCATCTTCCTATCACATCTCCAAAATCATTATAAATAGGAATATTAAGCTCTACTGCTGCGACTTCACCTTCACTAGCCCCAGCCTCTGGCTGAACAATTCTAAAAATTTTATTAGCCTTATATGTCTGTTGAGCTACGTGCTGAAACAATTTTCCAATCTGCTCAAGGGCAGGTTCAACAACATTATTAGTCCATTGTCTAATTCTTCTAGTTCCATATTCATCAAGAGCCAACATACCTCGATATGTATCATGCTGAGGTTCTCCAACTCCCTGCATTTGAGAAGCAATACCAGAAATATACTCCAAATCACTCTTACCTTCTTGAGTAATAGTATAAAACGCATTGTTTATTGGTACTGGTTGAACTGGAGTAGGGGCATCAAAACCTTGTCTATATTTTAACATAGCCCCGGGAGCAGAAGAATATTGTTCCCATTCCTCTTCGTCAACTGCTCCCTCAGTGTATAGCCATCTTAGATTAGAAGCAAGATTGGCATTATGAATCATAACTTGATGAGCTTTGTTAATCTCTTGTTGTTTTCCTATCATGGGAGTTACCGCCCCCATTGGATATGGTGTCCCAGTATGTGTATAACATATTGGAACTAACGGATAGCTATCTATATCTAATTCTTGTTCATAAAGAAAAGCATCTCCAGCAGTACAAGTCAACATAATTCTTTGTTGATTAAATTCAACAACATCTACAACCTGCTGTGCAAAAGTAGGCTCTTTAAGTAAGTCGTCAAAGACAACTTTCTCCATTACTTGTTGTTCAACCCTCCCTTTAGCGTCAATTAGTTTGCTTTGCAAACTAGCTTGTTGTTCTTCAATCTGCTTTTGAGCTTCCATTTGAAATTTTTCAAGCTCTAGAGTAGCTCTATCCTGAATCATTTCTCCAGCCTCTACAGCAGTTTTCAATTCTAATTCTTTTTCTTGAACCTGTACTTTTAACTCTTCTTGTAAGATTTCAGTCTCTTTTTGAACTTCAGCACGAATATCTTTCATTTGTTGAGGAGAAGGAGGATTCTTTATATAAGCATTGACCATTGGTACTTTTTTTCTAGCATATAACTCATAGAAATCAATCATCGCTTCTTGTTCACCAGTCTCAGGGTCATATATATCTGCCCAATTTATGTCACTATGTTGAATTGATTGACTTGCTTCTTTATCTCTTGACGATATTTGTTTAGACTCAGGAGAACCACTAGCCTTTTTAATTTTAGCCTTATACTTAGGCATAAGTTTAATAAGTTGGTCTTTAGGCATATTCTTCTGAATAATAATATAAGATGCATCTCTAAACATAATATCTCTTGAAGTAGGGTCTACATATACATCATAAGGGTCTACGGATGTAAACATTACTTCTCCCATACCCCTATCAGCATCAGGGTCTACAGTAATAGCAAAATAACCGACTCCTTTTACTAATGAATCATGTATAACCTGACCGAATAAACCTTTTCCACCAGAAAGATGCCAACAATACTCAGAAACAGCACTATGAAGTTGAGCTATATCAGTATCGCTTCCTTCTGACGCTACTGCCTGCCACTTAGGATTATTAGCAGTAATGAAGTATTTCATAATATCAATAGAAGGAGTTACACGATTTATAATAAAGTCTGGCATACCAGATTCAACTAACGCATCTCTCTCTTCTTGACTTAATTGGTCGTTTAAATAAAAATCATTAGCAGTTTGACTATCACTATACCACTTTCTCCTTGAATAATTGTTGCTCTTCCTCCACATATCGAGGACAACTTCTGCTTTCTTTGGTCTGCCTTTTTTAGCCATTATCGTAAATATTTCTTACAAGCTTCAATAAAATGCTCTGGGTCTCCCTTTCCACCCTCTGTATTGTAATATTTTTTCCAGTAATCAGCCTGACCTTCTATACTACTAGGCATCTTCTTAGGAACTCTCCAGTACTTCAGTCGGCAATGAATAATGCCTGCTGCTATGTTCTTTTCTAATATTTCTTCCCATATATTCTCATCAAAATCTTGCCAATGCTTTAAATCTACATAACTAGCCTTAGCACACTCTTGCATCAATTTAGGTCGATGTTTAAGATAGTGCATCAAATTATCTACCGCAGTTGCCGCTTCTACCTGCCAGAACGACCTAGCAGGTCCATCTCCCATTTGCCGAATATATTCATACCTACTTTCTACGATACCAGTGGCTAGTACTAGCTTGACAGCATCATCTGATGCAAATTTGCTCCCCATATCGGTACAAGTTCTCTTTACCAGCGATTTCATCTGAGAAATACTAATCATTTATGCGACTATCCAACTTTTAGCCCTTTTTTTAGTTTTATACCACTTTTTCTCTTTATTTTGCACTAAATTAGCTGGAAATGTGTACAAATTAGCATAATATAGTGCCTCAATGGTATCATCATGAGCCATTCTAGGTCCGAATGTAACAATTTCGTTAATCAAATCAAACTGATTCTCTTTTAAAAATACTGCTCCAAGTGAAAAACGACCAGAAAGACCACTATAAATACGATTTCTCTTCTGAGTCCCCCCAGGTTTCTCTGGAATTACGGAAATATTGAATTTGTTTAGTCTCCTCCTCTCATCATTGAGTGCTTGGAAGACTGACCTGTTCATTGCTACATCCTCCACGGTAGAACTTGTACAACTATACTTCTCATGAAGTTCCATAATATAGTCAACTACTCCCTTTTTGTCTATAATCTTGCCTTCTTTGTCTTTTGCACCTAAGGTTGGTATACTTCTATGTCTTTCATACTCTAATACATAGAGATTATTATTGACATCAACCGCAACAACCATGATAACAGAAAAGTCAGACTCTTTAGTATCAATATCAGTGGCAGGGTCACAGCCAATAAAAGTATTAACAGGCACTCTTTCGCCATCAATACTAATGTAGTTTTGTGAGTCAACTCTCTCATAAAATCCGTCATAGTATTGAATATGTTTGTAAGTCCATACTGCATCTTCTGCGCTCATTACCTCCATCATGTATTCTTGATAAAATTTAGAAGGAGTTCCAGAATCTCTGTAAAACTTCTTCTTTTCGTCTAGTTTTGTTAAAGGGAACCAGCTGTCCCATAATGCAGTCCCGTCAGAACGAATAGCCTTGTAGGTAATAACTTTCCAAGCAAATTCAGTACTACCCTTCCTTGCTTTAGCATGACTAGTGAGAAGATTATTTATAAACGAATCGTAGTGTACTGGAGTTCCATTCACACGCAATCTACCGGTGTGAGGCTCAAGAGCAGGATAAACAACAGCTGTAACCAAATTGGCGTTCTTCGCCCTTGCGTCTTGTGTAATGGTATTCTGCTCATGTTCAAAGTCATCTAGTATTATTAGGTCGTATCTTTTGTGTAGTTTTGCCCCACCCCGTATTCCTGCGACGTTTGACTTTGATATTAGCTTGCACCCGTTTGTTAACTCTATATCTTCTTCTGTCCATTTTCTTCCTTTAAGTTTACCAAAATAATAAATAATACTTTCATTAAACTCAAAGTGATGTTTAATATAATCCATATTACCAACAGACAATCTCTGAGTAGCAGACACCCAAGCATAGAAATGCATATCAGTATCTAAGAAACAGAAGTCTTTAATGATACTTGCCTTCGTAAGCACCGTTTTACCATGACCTCTGGGTAATATAATCGCAAGTTGTTTTATATCTTGATTGTCAATAGCATCAGCCATCTCATAATGAAAATGAGGTGTTTCACTTCTCAAGAAATCATTAGGAAGAAAAAGCTTACCAAAAGCAATTAAGTCCTTACTGGCTAACAGTAAAGACTCTTCAGCCTTAGATACGTTTTTAGTGTTTATGTTCATCATCTTGTGCCTTTAATTATTGTTACTTCATATTCTTTATGAATATAACAATATGTATTTATCAAGAATCCACCATCGTAAGCAATAGGATACAGTTCATCGGGGTTGTATTGATGCCCTTCATAGTTAATCAACTCATCAGGCAATACCTCTTTTGTCTGTACACCTGCACATCCAATCATCATAAGTATTAATGAAATAACACGAACCATTACTCATCCTTGAGGTGAATATCCTCTTTAATCGCCTCATCCAGTACGGTGATTACAGCTTTCTCCACCAACTGTCTTAACTCTTCTTTTGTTAATTCTATTATCATTGTAGCCGAACCATCATTATCTTCAATTATTTCTTTGACCTTCATCTCATTAAGTGGTTAGTCT